GTAGGTGGCAATATGTCCGTCAGATTCCCACCAGATCGACGCCGTTGCTTCCGGGAAAATGGTCAGGTATTGATCCAAACAGACACGCAACGCATCGTCGAGATTTTTGACAAATTCCACGTCCTCTGGTGAAGTCTCGGAGTGCAGTAAGTAGAGGAACCTCCCTGGCGCCTTCGAGTATTCCTCCGCTTTGAACTTGAATCCCCCACGGTTCACAATCGTGCCGTCTGTATCGATGTAGTAGTCGTCCGGTTCGTGTTCCCTGCGACGCTCTAGCCAGTCCCCAAGAAAGTCATCGTCAACATCGAAAGCGTATGGAAACTCGACTACCCCACAGCCGTGGTTAATGGCGCTCATTCATCTACGTCGACATCTATGCCGAGTCCACGCAATACCCATGCCTCGACTTCTACACCCTCAGCAACTCTCTCCTGCTGATACTTCAAGTTGGCAGCCATGACCTCGTGCTTGTGGGTCTTTGCCGACGTGTCCAGGGTTGCGCAGTCGAAAATCTCACCACCGATGAGTTCGACAGCCTCATCTGCCCGCTCTCCCGAAAAGAGAATTTTGCGTTCTTCCGTGTATCCCGGGTGCGGGTGGGGTATCGGGTAGGCATCAATGGACGCTTCCACATAGGAATGGTCGCTCAAGATTTCATTGAGCGCGGCTTCCCGATTCATATCGATGTGGTTGCAGTCGATGTACAGACCCGAAAACTCTGTTTCCTGAGCGATGACATATGCCACCGTCTCTACGGCACTACCTGAAACTATCGAGAAGATAACGGATACTTCGGCGGCCATGTTCTCGATCGTTGTGACATCTCGCATGCCAAGGCTCTCAGCGCGCGCTCGCGTTTCATCCGATCGTCCAGACGAAGCCCATAGAACTTCATGGCCGTTGGCCTGCAAGGCCATGCCAAGCGTCGTTCCCATACTACCGGGATGGATGATGCCGACTTTAAGAGAATCCATTGGTCATGTACACATTCGTTGCGTATTGGGCTAGTTCCGGGTTGTCGAGAGGGTCAACTACGTCCTCGTGGACCGCTGCGTTTGGCGTCCCCTGACAATACCACCCCAAGTAGGTGTATCGTGTACCTGCCCCCACTGGTAAGACTTGGTGAGCGGCCATGTAGTTGGAAGGAAAGAACAGCATGTCTCCTTTCCTGGGCGTGTATTCGATATCGAGATACTCGAATCGATGATGGCCCTCCGTGAAGTTTGTTCCGTCCAACTCATCTTTCGTGTCAACGGAATCATTGAGGTAGGCCACCACGGACACCGTGTTGCGCGTCGCCAATTGGTCTGATGGGTGTGGCTTGCCGTACTTGTAGTCCGTGCTTATGTCAGAATGCAGCCCGAGATAGGAACCGGGCGGATAGGCGACCAGATGGCTTTTGATTTTCCACCAAATACATTTTTGGGCCATCGGGTATTTGGTCAGGTAATGCTCTAGGCAGGAGTCTCGCGCCGACTCGATTGCCCCAAGAACCTCCTGGACCTCCTGGCTGGTGTTCTGGTGAGTGGCGGAGCCGCGTAACGGCATCAGGTCGAGAGATCCCTCGCTAAAGAAATAGCCACTTCTGTTTATGTACCCACGCTCTCCGGTTATCGGATCGTCGCCAGGCTCATACATCTTGCTTCGTTCTTCTTCCAGGGTTTCCTGACAGAAGGAGCGCATCCAATCCCAGTCGAGATCGAACACATGTTCGTAAAGGATCACTCCCCCACCGAGAGGCTTAACCATTGAACTTGTCCCAATAGACTGGCGCGGCCTGTCGGCCCAACCAGGGGCATGTCGTTGTCAACTTCTCCTCGTCCCACCCACATGACTCTACGAAATCACGCTCGATGTGCTTCTGCCACAGAAGAGACGCCCACGGAGCCTCATCGGGATCGTAGATGCCTACGACTGTAGAGCCAGATTCTCCGACAGGCGCAGATAGGGGTTCGGTAGACCCCTGGCCAAACCACCCCAAGTATGAGATTCGCCTGGACCCTTCTGCCACGGGTGTTATTTCGTGTGCTGCCACATAGTTCGCTGGGAATATAACAACATCACCACGCTCGGGGGGAATCGTTACACCGGCATAAGGGAAGTGCATGTCTCCACCCTCACAGTCAACAACATGCAGTGTAGTTGAAAGCACGTTTCGTGTTGACATTTCCGTGCGACCAATGATCTTGTCCCTGTTCTCCCAAGAATAACCAACGTTGTTATCTTGATGTAGTGCCAGGCCGGCACCCGGTTCATAGATCAGGGAATGGCCCTTGTCGCGCCACCACAAGGAATAGATCAAAAGGGGATAGGTCTTCAGGTATTCCAAAACTGATTCATAAATCTTACGTTCCGTCTCGGCCCAGAAGTCAGTGAACTGTTGCGTCCGTGGAAGTTCTGCAGGCGGGTCATTCGGATGAACTCGCACTGGCCACTTGAGGTAAGTGTCATACGGCCAAACCACACCACTGTCTTTGTGAATAACATGATCGTCGAATAGTTCATAGGTATGTTCTATTTGGTAGTCACGCATTTCCACAAGTTCGTCGACTGCCCAGTCGGGAATCTCAATCGCCTTACGATCAACCGCGATTCCATTAGCAAGATGATCCATTAGCGACCCTGTTCATGTTCGTCGGCATCTATCAATTCCCGCAGGCGATGGATGACTGTCTGAACCAAGCCTAGTCGTTCTTCATTATCCAAATGATCCAGCGATGCGTAAACAACGTCTATGGCGTGCTGTATTAGGATTTCTGTTGGAGGTGGGCTTTCCCTCGTAAAGCGACGGTCGTGATTGATTCCCAATCCCACCCAGTCCATGGGCCTGCCTGCGGGCATATCGATCACGGGCGTTGAGCCAACATCTGGATAATGCCAGTGATGTCCGGCATGCCTGGGTTGGCGTGGCTGTTCCAGAATGGAATCTACCGCTTCCCGAACACTCTGTTCGCCCTCCGACCCTTCTGCGAGTAGTTCCTGGGTGTAATTGAACCTAGCGGCAAGGGTTCCATCACGATCAAAAACAAACGTCTCGTACAATGCGGGCATTACCATGGATTGTCGTCCGCATCGACTGCCCCCTTTGAGGTATGAGGCCAGTTCGTGTTCGGGATGGTACTCGTCCCCGGTGTCAGGGGTTGACCAAATGGGATTGACGAGGATCTTTTCCGTAAAGGGAAATGTTACATAGGGATATTCGGATTCAAGAAGTGCTGCGATTTCTTCGTTGCTCTTACTGATTGGAGGGATCTGCCTTCCGGACTCATCCCACCGCTGACCAGTCAGAATCGCGACAACGGTAAACCCCCTGTGCTCGAACTCATCGTGAATGACTTGTAAATCCCTGAACTTCGCATGGGCATTCTCCCATCCGACTGGAATAAACAGGACAACCGTTCCCTGGAACTGGCCCAGCAGGTTGTCCTCACCAGTAATGGACCTGATGGGGATGTCGTAAATCCCGTCAACTTCCCTGGCCGTGATGTGACCAGTGTCCCCGGGGACGAAGGAAACTTCAGTCATGGTGTATCTAAAATGGGATGGCCCTCGTGCTTTGGGCCAATGGGCTCATCTTTTTCGTTCTTGCCGGTGCGAATGCTCCCCATCCAGGTCCATGGATTCTCCTGCATGTTCTTCATCTTGGCCGCACCATACGCCTGACGAGATTCCATGAGGTCAGGGTTGTCCCACATGTTCGCAACGTCGAATTCGACACTAGGGAGGAGGTCGTCCTTTACCACGGTAAAAAAGACAAACGGCATCCCTGCAGGGAACACCACCGGCTTGTCCGCTTCCGTAATCATCCAATTCATGTTGACCTCGTCGGGCCACCAACCGGGGATCATTGCGGTCATGGCAGCCGCACCATCGACGAAATAATTGGGCGAACCGGAAAGGAGAGTGCTGTATCCGTCGGGGGGATTGATGGCCCATCCAATGGTGAACGACATCACTCCGACGATGCTGGGCATCGCTATTGCGCGTTCGTACTCATGTCCGTCGACATTGTGAGTGATTGTCTCACCGGTTAGAACCCGGGGGACCGTGTTTCCGCCGTCCCACTGGACAACCACGTTCTGTTGAAGAACGATCTCCCACCCATTTACATTGGCGCTGGTAAGCGGCAGGCACTTGTAGGCGTGCTTGTTGTGGGTGCCATCCATCCACTCACGCCGGGGACGGGACTGTCTAATCTCCGGTGGGTTTTGGTGCGTCCGAGTGAGGGCTACTTTCATTCACTCGCTGGCATGATCTGACCGGCAGCAGCGGTGGGCACACTCTGTGCGGCGGTATACGGACTCTGGTGGTCCTGGTGGTTTCTGTCGTTGTAGTCGTACATCGTCACCGCCGAGTACTTGGTTCCCTTGGTAACAGCCAGCGAAGCGTGGGCGTATATAAATGTCGAAGGATGAAGAAGGACATCGCCGGCCTCGGGCAGAAACTTGATGTCTTGATACGGGAGCATGTACTCGCCGCCCTCGTAGTCATCGTTGAGATAACCGATTGCTGACACCGTGGCGACATAGGAGAAACCGTGGTCGGCATGGACGGCAAAATGCTGGCCCTCGAAATACCGAACGAAGTTCGTTGCTTCCTCGTAATTGAGAGACAGGTTGTACAGTCCTTGATAGTGAATCACGCACTCTCGTACCCCCGTCATGACTTCTTGGTACACCTTGGCGGCTTCTGCGAACTCCGGTGGACAGGTCTCGACATCTGATGCGCGCATCTTGAAATCAGAACAGTCCCGATAGTCGGGCATTTCTTCGAGGTCGCCTACGAGCGCCTTCTTCCACGAGTAATAGGGATCGGCACCGGAGGCAAAAGTGCTATCCCCGATACATTCCTCTAACCGTTCAACAAAGTTCGAGTCGTCGGGCCACACATTCTTATAGAGCACAATGCCTGATGCGGGGTGGCCACAGTATCCAGCGATGTCCATATCAATCCGCTCCTAGAATAGTTCGAATGCGTTGGTGACGGTGTAGAACGAAGGTGTCGTCCACCTTACTCCGGAGACGACAGGCTTTACTCCATGCAGGTAATGGACATCTCCAGGGTGGGCTACGGCCATTCCCGCTTTGATCTCCAACTCGATGCCATGATCCGGGTAGTAGAACTGTCCGCCCTCAAAGTCGTCGTTCCAGTAGATGATCGAGTTGATGTCGTAGGTGGGGAACGGGTTGGGGGTGCCGTCGTTGAGTTGCTTGTCGGCGTGTGGCTGCTGTTCGTTGCCGGGCAGCCAGCGGACAAGCACGGGGGGACGATTGGAAACCTCAACCGAGAAAGCGTCCTGGATGACACCAGCCATCTTGTTGATGTACTTGTCAACCAACTCAAAGATCCAAGGATTTATCCGTTGGATGATTGGCCCGCTACATACGCGGTCACGCCAGTACGAGTCGTCGTAGATGCATTCGCCGGCTTCGTTGTACTCGGTCTCCTTACCATTCTCCCACTGTTTAATGTGGGGGAGGAAGGTCTGCATGTGCTCGAGATCGAGAGGCTCAACAAAATCTTCGATGATGTGAATATGGTTGACTGAGTCGCCGAAGTAACCCGGCTCCGTCAGAGACGCTTCCATGTCAACACACTATCAGGACGCCAGAAGGGTATCAATGTCCTCGCAAATCTGTTCCAATGACAGGTCAATCCCCTTGCGTTGTACAGGGCTAGGCCAGGGTCCCCAGAAATGCGGCACTCCGAGTTCGGCGGCCCGTTTGGCATCCGACTCCTCGAAGGGGCCTTCCTCGCCAGCGAAGGCCTCGTGTTTACCCTTGGCCTCGTAATCCAAACCCCGTATCCCACGGGCATCCTTAGGATCCCCATTTGTCGGGGTGTGGTCCCTTCGCCCGTCAGCCTTGTACTTCTCCGGGAACCAGGAAAAAGTGTGTCCTTCGTGGTCCCTTTCCCCGAGGAGAAAGCCGTTGGCGTAACGCCGCACCGGCTTGCCGTTGCGATCAATAAGGAACTTGTCGAAGTTTCCTGTAAGTGAAACAAACCCCTTCTTGGAATAATCGATTTCCTGTGGTTCTTCGGACCACACGCTTGCTTCCCAGTGATGGGGAACCCCATCTTCCCTGACTTCCGCTTCGCTTTCACCTGTGAGATCTTTCCAGAGGGGGTGTGGATTCTGTTCCCCATGCTCGCCCGGACGCCATTCCGGGTCATAGGTGTGCTTGTCATAGCGACCTAGCGTATTTTCAGTGAACTCGTAGGTGGCTCCGTAGTTGTCTGCGGCATATTTCTTGGCGATCTCACCCGCAGTTAAGCCGATGTAATCCTCGTTGCCGGGAAGATTCGCAAAGGCCTCGAGTCCGTCTTCGAATTCCGGGTAGCCGTGACAGGAGAAGTCCTCGCACACTACGGCGATGATGTCGAAATCGGGCTCATCCTCGTACCGCTCGTTCAGTTCCTGAAGGATTGCATGTTGTGGAATGTTTCCGCAGCCCGCCGAGACGTTAAAGACCAACGTGACCTTGCCGACCTGGTCAGCGAGCACGTCATCGACCATCCCGTCGGCAGATGCGAGTTTGTTTTCGTATGCGTTAATAGTCACGACTTCCTCCTATGTGAAGTGTGGTGGGAAGTATGGCGGGAAGAACGGTGGGAAGTAGGGCGGGAAGAATGGCGGGAAGAACGGAGGGAAGTGCGGTGGGAAGAACGGCGGGAAGAATGGGGGGAAGAATGGCGGGAAGAACG